GCGGGCACCTGCGCCAGTCGCGCTGGAGGGGACGCCAGAGGTAACACCGAGATCAACGATGTTGCTCAGGACCTGGGTGCCAGTTGTGGGAGCGTCTGTGTTGCTTCCCAAGGTGATTCCACCTGATGCACCATTCGAGGTGCCGGTGAAAAGGAGATCGCCGTCGATGATTGCCATAATTACACCACCTGAGCTTCATTGGAGAGAAGGGCGTCTGAGGTCCGGACCGGGGTGCCACGGAAGGTCGTGATGACCTTGCCTTGGAACTCTTCGAGACGAAGCAAGACGTTGGTCTTGTTCATCGCTTGGAGATCGAGGTAGGTGCGGACGATGCGGTTTGCGTAGATCGCCGTGCGGCCCATGTTGGCGCGGACCTCGGGGGTGTCTGAGGTCTGGATCGCCGTGGCGTTGGCAGGAGCAGTTGGCAACCTATAAAGCGCCCTGACGAGGAGGTTGATCAGGTTCGCAGCTGAGACGCCGGTTAGCTGAGTCACGTCAACGTTGGCGATACGGACGACATAACGCCAATCGCGCAGGACGAGGCCGATCTCCCATTTGAAGTGATCGCGATAGGCCTGATAGGTATTCGATGAGGAGTCCGTAACGGGCCACTCACCCATATCGCGATGCTGGAGGCCGGTGATCTTACCTTTCGGGAAGGTGGCGTGGCAGGTGTCGTCGCCCCAAGTCACGAGCCAGATCGAGGTATTGGTGGAAGCGGTGCCGCCACCGTTTAGGACGTTGTTGGCTGTGTTGGAGTTGGCTGTGGATACAGTTGAGTAGCGAGGCGCGAAGCCGGTGAAGCGCTCAGGATTGACGAACTGATTGCCATACCAGACTGTGGACGCGACTTGCTGAGACATGCCTTGAAGGAAGGCCTTCACTTCCGAGAGTCTGAACTCCGCGGTGTTGCCGTTGAGGTCCGCGATGTCCTTGTCGATGACGGCGTAGGTCTCAAGGTTGCCGCAGGTGTCGATGATCTGAGCAGTCGTTGACTTGGCATTGGGGACGCCGGTGTTGAGCAGGCGCCAAGTTGCCTGGGGGATGCCGGTGCGGACTGTGGTTTTGTGTCCGGTTGGTAGGTTGCCCTCGACAACGAGCATGTCGTCGAGGATTTCATTTGTCTGGGACAGGAGTTCGATGATGTTGGCGACGCGATAGCCGTCGTCCATCCTCTTTGCCCAATCGGCATAGGTAAGTGCGGTGCTTCCAATTGTTGCCACGTTAGGGGTTCCTTATGGTTGGTGGCGCGTTTGCCGATCTGAGCCTTAGCTGTTCATCCCACGACGGGGCTCGGTTAGTGCGTAGTGAAAGCGGCCAGAATCAAGCGGAGGCCGATGGTGATGGCTTCTAGCTTGCTGACACGCCAGGTTAGTTTTGCTTCTGGATTGAGGTCCTCGATGAGGAGCACGTTATTGCTGTACTTGATCATCGGACCGCAATTCTGGAAGAAGATGGTCATAGCGGGCTCCTAGGCTTAGTGCGTAGCGGATGGTCGGTTAACAGAGGGTAAACCTGGATACATCGCTTGAGCCGCGGTTGGGCGGGCAGAGCGATCTGGTGCGGTCTGGCCGTGCTCGGAGGGGTTGCCTCCAGAGACGTGGGTGCCTTCATTGATGCGCTGAGCGATCTTAACCCAAGCCTTCACGAAGGCAGGGTGATCGCCCGCGCCGGTGAGATCTGCGGCTTCGTTAAAGGCTTTGAGTCCAACGGGGTCGTTCTCGAAGAGTGAGGCCTTGGCGCGACCGATGTCGGCCTTCACAGTGTCAAGCTTCGGTCCGAGAATGGGATCCTTAGCGATGTCATTGCGCCATCCTTCGCGCATATCGTTCACAAGCTTGGTGGTATTCTCGGCGTTTGTCTTGGATTGAGCATTATAGGCGTCGAAGAGCTTTTGCGCCGCGTCTTGCGAGAGGCCGAGTTCTTTGAAGATGGGGGTAAAGCGCGCCACGACTGCATCATCAATGCTATGGCCCTCAGCGGCTTTGAACTCGTATTTGTCTGGGACGGCCGGAGGGGTGGGCTTGGCATCAGTTTTCGAGTCCGTAGGTGCGGTCAAGGAATCTTGGGTCGTCGCCGATTGGTCCTTCAGCGTCCCATCCGTCGTCCGCGCTGCTGGATCGTTCGGAAGTGGTGTTGTCGGGCTCGTCACTAGCGGGGCGACGGGAGTCTCTAACGGTGCGTCGGTCATTGGCTTCCTTTACCATTTGGATGTAGTAGTCGGGACAGTGGGCTTCTAGATCAAACAAGGTGCGCAGCCCGACGTTACGCATACCTTGGGTGAAGTAATCTTGATTGGTGACGAAGCTGATGTCACCGCGACGGCAACCGCAGAACTCAAGGTGTTCATAGAACCAAGCGCGTCCTTGGGAGGTGGACATCGCGGCGCGGAGGAAGTCGATACGAAGGGTCTCGTCAAGCTTGGCGTCCTTCTCGGCGCGACGTATATCCTTTCTATTGCTAGCGTCATAAGCCATTTACTTCTGCCCCAACATTGATTGAAGGGCGTTCTGGCCATTACCGAGATCGGCCTTGGAGAGATTGGCCGCGCTTTGCGAGAGTTGCTGAGCCGCCGCGGCCTGTTGCTGTTGCTTCATCTGCTGGGCGCGATCGGAGCGGATGCGAGCGAGTTGGGTTTGATCGCGGATCAGTTTGGGATCGTTGTTCAATAGAGAGGAGTATTTCTCAAGGGCGAAGTCGAAGTCGACATTGTCAGCCGCAGCTTGATCGATACCGATGATATTGCCCGCGAGGCCAAGCAATCTTTCAATGCCTTGAGCTTGGGCTGCTTGCTGGGCTTGGGTCAGCATTGAGACGAAGGTGATGGTTATGGGCGCGCCTGCGATCTCTTGAGGCGGTGGGGGTAGAATCCCAGCGCGATTAGCAATCGCAAACACGCGTTCAATGATTGGCTTGAGACCCTCATCGTCGATGCGCTCGAGCACTGGCCCAAGCATTACTAGACTTTCGGACTTACGTAAATCCCATTCCACAGCTGTGACGTTGGATCGAGTCTCATACTGGCTAGCAACTCTGAGTATATCGTTGAAGAAGATCTGACTAAGTTCTGCTTTGACTTCAGCGATGTCTTGGGTGATCTCGGCAACCGGGAACTTTGTGTCGTAGACTGAAGCAAAGCCGGGCTTGCCTTGGGCTTGGAATCCCGCGACATAGGTGACGCCTCCGGGGGTGAGGTTGGCAGGTTGGTTCTTGAGTTGCATGTCAGCGACGAGAGGGGGGTTGACCATCTTGTCGATTGCTTGTTGCTGACGTCGGCGTTTGAGCATCAATTCCTTTTGATTGGGAAGGCCGTCCATTCCAGGGGAGCGGCCGTAGGCGTCGTTAGAGACGATGTCCCAGCGGCAGGTGATGGCGGGATTCTCGTAGTAGCCGCGCTTTCGGAGGAACCCTGGAGGCGCGTTGGAGCCGCCTTGGGGTGAAGTCGAACCTCCCCATTCCCAATAGCATTCACGAAACTTATAGCGCTTGTCAAATCCAAACTTAGCAGCGTTGCCATCGTCATTGGGCTCAATGCTATGAGCAACAATAAGCTCTCGGGTGCGATTGGCGCCGCCTGTATCGTTGTAGAGTTCAAGGATCGGGGCACTGACGTTTTCCTTGCCGAACTTCGAGACGCAGGCATCGACGGTCATGGTGAATTCGCGATAAAAGACCACAGGGCGATAGTTGCCGTCAATGTCGATGTAGTATTCACCGAGACAGGGGTTGACACAGTTGATGACGGATTTGAAGTCCTCGTAGATCAGGAGGGAGGCGGTGCCAAAGATCACAAGGTCGTAGTAGAAGACCGCGATTGAGTTGTAGAAGTTCGATTCACTGAAGATCAGATACATCAACCTTTCACATTCAGCGAGCCAAAGGCTTACCGGTGACGTCTGAGTTGAATCTATCCTTCCTATTTTCAGCCTGAACCAAGGCGAGGTTGGACTGGACTTCCCACTCACCAACCCACTTGCCAGATTGCGGGAGTATATGCACCCAGCGCTGGTGAGGATGTGTTGGTTGATTGGCGATCCCCGGGCCATCATATTTGGGGTTATCAGCCATTTATATCTCCTGGGAAGGAAGTAGTCCGCGAGTTCGCGCCAATGGGTCCACCAGGAATAGCGGTTGATGCGGAGGCCAATGAGGCGACCCACCGAGTAGCGGTGTAGAGCGTAGTCGGCGGTGGTGATCTGGCGGGTCACTTGGACTCGGAGGGTTTTGGTGGGATGGGGCTATCAGTGGAGGGGATCACTAGACGCCCCTCTGAATGCATCTGTGCCGCGGCCATCATCAGGAACTCGTCAGAGACCTGAGGCATCTGAGGGGTGGATGCAGATGTGGATGCGGTGTTGGTTGGGGTAGTGATCATAGGCGGCCGGTAATCACGAGGATAAGGAGAATGATAACAACGAGGCCAATGCCGCCTCCACCATAGTAGCCGGTACCGTAGAAGGGGCCACCGCCCCAGCCAGTAAAGCCGCCGAAGAGGAGGATAACAAGGAAGATGAGGAGGATTGTGCCGATTGACATGGTTATTGTCCTAAGAGAGTCTTTCCAGGCTGGTTCACTTGGGGAACTGCCGAAGCAGCAGCTAGAAATGATGGGCCTTGGGTGTTAGTTAGATTTGATGGTGGCGTGGCGGGTTGGGTTACGGGGGAAGGTGGTTGGGCCGCGATTGGCGTGGTTGGGGACTTGGGCTTATTAGCGAGGGCTGCGGCACCTCCCGCAGCAGAGCCTAAAGCCCCGAGGGCGAGGAGGCCGGTGGTCAGGATTCCACCGGTTGGGTCGGCGAGGATGAAGTGGATCATTGTGGAGCCTCAATGCGGAATTGGGTTAGGTCTTCGTTAAAGGTGGCACCGAGGGAGAGGAGCCATCGGTATTTGGCTGAGGTGCAGCCTCCATTGATGATAGGGTATAGCACGTGTATCCGTGCAATAAGCCGATGAGCCCACCTCGCGTAGATGAAGGGATGAGACTGAACAAGGGGAGTGTTCCAGCCCCAAATAGCACAGGTACCAGATTCGCGTTGCGGCACCACTCCGACGAGGCAGAAGGGTTGGTCGCGATAAAATCCGGAATATAGGGGATTTGATAGTTGGGCATAGGGATCAAGTTCCCTCGGGAAATCGGTGAAGATGGTGTGGAGAGCTGGGGCTTGGATGAGATGGATGCCAGTGCTCATGCCGACTCCATTTCTTTCGCGAGGATTTCGAGAGGGTTCCATTCAGTGACGACTAGATCTTCCTGGGGATAATCGCCACCGGCACCGACATTCAGAGCCAAAGGTCCCCCAAAGGTACAGGCCAGGGCGTCAAGGGAGTCAAGGTCGGCGTTAGGCGCGTCCTCGAGAATGTCTTCTTTAGAGACCAGTTGGATCTCGTCCTTGGAGTTAAAGCCGTAGCGGATGGCGAGCATGGCTTCTTTAAGAGCTGGATCGTTAGGCAAGGCCGCGCCCTTTAGCCAAGAGCGAATCGCGCCGTACATCGCAGCGCGCTTGTTGGCATAGCGCTCCCCAGAGGTATCGGTGGAGATGCCGGTGATGTCGTCCTTGCCACCGAATTGGACTTCAATCACGAAGAGGCGGCGATTTCGGCATTGATCCACCACGCCACCGCCGACGCCACCGCCATCGATGAAGATGCCATCGGGGCGATAGGTTGAGTGGAAGTCGAGGATTCGATTTGTTAGTTCTGTGGTTGAGATTCCGTTGTAGACTCGGCGGTCAATTGTCTTAGCATCGCGGCCCTTGCGGGGGAACAGTACTGAATTGTTTCTGCCGAAACGGGCCACGTCAACGCCAAGGGCGAGAGGTGTGGACCGATCAGTATAAGGAATATCTCGCGACATCGCTTCATCAATCTCGAATGCAGAGAAGAACTCGAGGAGTCCCTTAAGTGGAAACTGACCAAGGAATCGGACTCTGACGATGTCATTATCTAGGCCTCCATAGGCTTGGATTTCACGCTCAATGTAGGCTTTATTGGTGATGGGGACGGCGCGAGAGTCGATTTGTTGATGATGCCAGATCTGGGAGAAGCGGCCTCCGTCGAAGCAATCGCGGAAGCGGCCGATGTTAACGGTTGGGTTGCCGAAGACGAGCCAGATTATTTGGGTGTCGATATCTGTTAATGCTCCCCCTGCGGTTTCCCAAATGACGTCGGGGATCTCGGAGGCTTCATCGAAGATGATTAAGCAGCGCTTGCCTTGGTTGTGGAGACCTTGCCACGCGGCTGGATTGGAGCGGTTCCATGGGGCCTGGTCGATGCGCCAAGTTTGGGCTCGAGTAGGGTCCTTAGAGAAGAGTGAGGTCGCGGTTAGGGTATAGTAATCGCGACAGAAGAAGGAGAGGTTGAACCATTTTCCAAGCTCGGCCCAGGTCTTGGTCTTGAGCTGAGTTTCGGTGTTGGCCGTGACGACACCGCGGGTGTCGGGGAAGGTGCAGAATGCCCAGAGGATGATATGGGCGACGGTGGTGGATTTAGCGATGCCATGGCCAGACGCGACGGCTTCTTGGATCGCGGTGTTCATATCGAGAAGACCATCGCGGATGCGGATCATCAAGTCGCGCGACCATGGCATCGGACCGTCGAAGTTCTCGAGAACAGTGCCGGGCTTGCCCCAGGGGTAGGCACCGAGGGTGAAGGCGAGAGGGTCGTCTTTGACCGAGGCCAACCAGCCGTGGAGGTCTAGGAGGGGATCAATCATTAGTCATAGACCCAATTCGAGCCGTTGCAGAAGATTGGGCGGGTGAGGGCTCCGGTGGCGCTGACTGTTGAGCCGTAGGTGCCGGTCGCGTAGGCAGTACCGTTGTTAACGACGGCGTAGCCAATTGTGGTCGCGCCGCAGGCTGGGAGGGAAGCAATGGCGGTGGGCACGCCCAAGGGCCAAATGATGCCACCAGTGTCAGCGGCGATTGGAGCAGCGGGCTTCCATTGGAGGAACTCGATTGTTGTTCCATTCAAGGCGCTGACAGCTGCCGCAGCTTGGAATGTTAGGGTGGTTGATGTGCATGAACTCAACTTACCCAGAGGCTGATCTAGTCGGATACTGCTGCCAACAGTGACATTCTGAAAGGCTACAATTGGCGTGCCCGCGGGTAGGGCTGGCGAGGGGCAGGCCGCGACTGTGACGGAAGTCGTGGTGCCACCAGTCACCGCGCCTCCTAACGTCGTTGAGAAGCTTAGTGTATTTGCCCATCCGAGGGTTCCGCCTGGGGATGACAGGTGGGTTAGGCTAACATCTCCGCGGAGATGCCATATAGCAGTTGGGGCTTGCGTACTGGCATCAAGCAACCGTTCCATACCGATATAATCTTGGTTCTGATCGTTCACATCGCTAAGTGTAAGACCTTGTGGAAACTCAACCCCTCCATTATCTGACAGAGTATAACCTTCATAGCCAGAGCCGAATGGGCGCTCATATTCGCCGAGTCCGGTCCAGAGCCAAGAAAAGTAACCTCCAGAGGCGACGCCTATCGCTCCTATTGTATTAAAGGTCGCACAATTGTTATACGATATTCCAAGAACAAATGTTGGACTTGCATTCATGCAGACTGAATTTGTGCCGACCCCGTCAAAGTTCCATTCGCCAGTGAAGTACCCACCCGCATTTCCCTCATAGACCAATGACGTCCCGCCTGATGTCCCAGTCGTTGGCCCGATCGCCAGGGGCCATGTACCTGCGGTAGCGGGAATAACGCCGCTGGCCGCGGCGCACTGCCCAAACGCGAAGCCAAGATAGCCACCAATCAACACCGAATAATTATCGTTTCCGCAATTGCCAATGATCGAATACAGAGAGGATCCGCTCTCAGCGCTGTTTGAATTGAAGTTGACATATGTCCTTCCAATGGTGCCTCCATCCATCGCGTCGGCGACATAATTATGCGCGCCTTCTTCTCCAACGGAGTCGCTGGCCCCTGTATTATTCCCGCCAATCCACCATCCAACTAGCGCTAGCTGGGCTACATTGTATGTATCATGACTAGCTGTGCAGTTCAGTCCAAGCCCTGCTGAACTACAGGCCATTTCGAAACCGATCGGAAACTGATAAAAGAAATTCTGCGACGACTTCGCCGCCGTGTCGCGCTTTAGGGCGGCTGGGATGACCCACATCTGCCCAGGGGACCCAGAGGTATGGGTCACTGTTGCGTTGTTCACTGCACTTTCGAATTGATTGTAGATCGACACGGTTTGGGGGAAGGAGTGTGCTGTGCTAACCTCACGGACGGTGGAGCCGAATGGAAAGGCATCAGACCAGATTACGTCTCCAGAGACCAGTGGTTGAGGACCCGCTGTCACTAGGACAGAATTGCTTCCACTTGTTGTTTGGATAGTGTATTTCTGTGCCACTGGTAATTGATAGATAGCAACTGGATTTGATCCGGCGTTGAGATTGGCATTTGCGGTGTAGCCAGCAGCTAAGGTCAGGGTGCCGCCAGACACGTTGCTGAGATAGGCTCCGGGAGCGAAGGCTGGAAAAGCGGCCGCCCCGGCCGTCTGGCCCCCCATCGCGGCTGTCGCAACAATACCATCGCCGATATTTAAAATTGACGCAGGGATGATTCCTCCTGGGTCTTGGAGCATACTTACTCCGGTTATGGTGGTTGCTCCTGGAATGGTTGATCCAGAACCAATACCCAGAGAGACGATCGTGCAGCCTTCTACGGTGCCCTCGCCATAACCACCATCGGATGAGAATTGACCATCCTCTTGAACGACTCCGTGGACACCGGCAGCGAAGACTAGTTCGGTGCCACCAGTGTTGGAGCCGGTGACACCACTGCATTTGTATTCGCCGCTGCGGCTAAGAACTAAGGATTTGGAGAAATAGTAGGCGGTGTAGTTCTGGTTAATAACTCCAGGGAAGACTACGGTTTGACCGCCCTGTGCATTTGTGCTTCCAAGAGCGGTCATTAAAGCCGGGATAGCGGTAGCGTTGTCGGCGCCACCGGAGACCATGCCGATGAGAGGATTGGTCACAGAGAGAAAGTTGCCGCTGCCACTCCCGCTACCTCCACCTGTGGAGCTGGAACCATTAAGCGCCGCGGCATTGAAGCCAAAGGTAGCGTT